CTGATAAAGGCGGTGGCGCCACTGCCAGGGTTCGCGTTTCGTCTGGCGTCGCAACGCAAGGTGGCGCAGAGTTTCGACAATGCGTTGAATGCGCGTGCCCCGATTCGGGCCATGAAGCTGGCTGACAATCCTGATGATGCGTTGGCTGGGATCTACATGGAAGAGGTCGCCAACAATGCGGCGATCTCGGCGGGGACGTTCAAGAGGCGCCTGCTGGGTGCCCCAGGTAAACCGCCGTTGGGGTACAGGATGGCTGCGAAGGCTACTGGTGTTCCTGAGGAGGGGTCGGGGGCTATGCGGATCGTGGAGCAGGCTAAGAAGATGGGCATTTCGGGGGAAGATTTGATGAGGGCTTCTGACAGGCCCACATTTGTGAACGGTGTGCTGAACCCCGAGTTGCCTGAATCGTTTCGACGGTTGGGCGCCAAGGGCACCACATTCCATGAGGAGCTGTTGGGGTGGTGGGATGATGCCCGTCGGTTGGCGAACGAGCAGTTGGCGGGGACGCCGCTGGCGGGGTTCGCTGACGATTTGTATGCGGCGCGTTACCTGTCGGCGGCCGGCCAGGAGGTTCTCGGCGGTGGAGGTGTCAGGTCTGCCGGCCGTGGCGGTCTCGGGGGGACGCCGTGGCAGCCCAGGGAGTACATCACGCCGTCGCAGTACACGAAGATGGTTGCCCAACATGGTGAGGAGGAGGCCGCTAAACGATTTTCGCAAACATTCTTGGGTGAGCCGTTGCAGAACGTGACTGGTCCTGGGGCGACCGGCAAGTCCATTCTTGATCAGAGGGACGAGATCGGCAAGCTGGTTCTCGGCGAGCAGGAGTACAAGCAGTTGTTCTCCAATGACTTCAATGAGGTTGTGACGAGGTACATCAACGACATGGCCCAGGGGGTTGATGTTCAGAACGTGTTGCGGGGCATGGAGAACATCGGTCTGGTTGTGAGGACGGATGCCCGTGGGGCTATCCGCATGGATCTCGCTAGCCGGTTTAGGCGTATCGCTGGTGATCGTGGGACGATCAAACAGTTCGAGGGCAAGATTGATGCGAATCGTGTGGGTGCGGCTCGGTTGCGGCAGGTTGACGAGGCCGCTGCGGGTGTTGGAGGTGTGGGAACTCCGACGGTTGGCTTGCCGGCCGATTTGGCGCCCGAGTTGGGGCGCCGCATCAACGCCGCGCAGCGTTCCGTAGCGGGGCTGACCTCAGGGAAGGCAACATGGTTGCCGAAGGAACTTCAGGCTGCGATCAAGGGTCTCGATTCGTTGACACCACTGCCCACAGGGAACTGGGCGCGGGTCATGGAGCAGTACGGCGGGTTTGCCGACGAGATCGGCGCCGAGGTGGCGCGTCTGCGCCAGTTGGTGGCCGGCGTGGACGCTGCGGCGAAGCAGGCCGGCACCAGGGGTTACGCAGAGTTGCAGGCTGTGAACCGCAACATCACGGTCATGGAGTCTGCGTTGGCTCAGATGAACGGTTTGATGGCTCGGGCTGCGTTGAACGACAGGACCGTCAAGGCGGGCCGTCAGCTCGTCAAGACGTTGGAGACTGGGACGATTCCGTCTTCGATTCTTCCTGAGATGAAGGCGTGGGCTAAGAAGTATTCGGAGTGGGTTGATCTCGACAATCTGACAGGGTCGACCTTGTACCTGCATGCGGCTGATGACGACTTCCTGAAGGCGGTCGGTGCCCAGATAGCGACGGGGGAGATGCCTGATCTGGCGTACATCGCTGAGAAGGTCGCCGCAGCAGAAGCAGGCGGTCTCGCCAACGCCCGCCTGTACGGCGAAGCGTTGGAAGAGGCCAAGGCGGCAGCGGAGAAGTGGCAGGGCATCGCACCCGACCTGGAGCGTGGGTTGGAAGAGGCCCGCCTGATCGCCCAGAAGGACATATTGACTCCTGACGATTTGTTCAACCAGCAGAAGTACCTACAGTCCGCCAAAGAGCAGGCCATGGAACTCGAACTGGAAATGAACCGTGCCCGACGGTCAACGGAGCTTGGCCGTCGCATCTCGGCGATGGACAGCCAGGAGGATGCGTTGCGGGCACTCAACCAGGAACGCACCATGCAGGGCTTTCAGCATGCGTACAACGAGGCGTTGTCGAACCAGTTGACGGGGCCGTGGTTGAAGGGCTATTCGGCGGTCAACATGAAGGAGTCCGCTGACCTGTTCGCTTCGGCAACGCTGGCCGCTGCGAAACTCAACAGCGCCAGCGCAATGGCCGACTGGACGAAGGGATACAAGTCGTTGCTGAACTATTGGAAGGCACAAGCGGTCGCTACCCCTGGGTTTGTGATTCGCAACATCATGGGTGCCACCTGGATCAACTCTCAGATCCTGGGTGTCGAGATGGGTCAGCACATGAAGACTTCGGCGATGCGTCGCATGGCGATGAAGTCGTCCATCGACGCTGTCAAGGACCAGAAGTACCTGCAGCATCTTGACGATCTGGCGGCGAGAACGGGGAAGGTTATCGACCGGCCGGTGGCCGGTCATCTCGGATCGGGCAGCCAGTATTTGGCGTGGAAGACGGTTGAGACAGGCCAGCCGGTCAAGCTCGCTGGGGTGCGCGGCATGTTCCGCAATGCCACTGATCGGGACTGGCGGATCTTCGATGAGATAGAGCGGTCGGGGATCGCTGGTGGAGGTCAGGCTGCTATCGAGGTGGCGGAGAAGTCCGCCATGGCGTCGATGGGAACCTGGAATCCGTTGCGGGCGCACTTCTGGCCGTTCAAGGCGGTGCGGAAAGCCAACACTGAAGCCGAGTTCATGGTGCGTATGACCGCAGGGCGGCATGTCATGGAACACGGCGGCTCCCTCGACGAGGCATGGAAGGCGATCAGGAAGTTCCACTTTGACTACAGCGAGCTGACACCGACTGAAGCCAAAATCAAGATGGTGATTCCTTTCTGGAAGTGGCAGAAGAACATTCTGCCGGTGCTGATCGAATCGATTGGGAACCGACCTGCTGCGTGGTCGAGGCTGCGGCAGGTCAAGGGCGAACTGGAGTACGCCAGCGAGGCCGAAGGGGTCGTGCCCGACTACTTCATGGAGAACCTGGGTATCCGTTTGCCGTGGAGGATGGACGGGTCGCAGCTCTACGTCCTCCCTGATTTGCCGTTCAAGGATCTGAACCGTTGGATGCGGTCCGATGACCGGCCGATCACTGGCCTCAAGCCGTTGGACATGGCAACCAGGGCGTTCGCCGAATCGGCGTTCCCGTATGCCAAGCTGCCCATCGAGTTGTGGGCCGGCAAGCAGTTCTTCGCAGACCTGCCGTTGAAGGGTCGCTTCCAGAATGTGCCGCCGTCGTATGCGAACATCCCAGGGTTGATGCCGATCCTCGGAGCGTTGGGGAAAGCGGAGGAGAACCGTAAGGGCGAATGGAAGATGACCGATTCGGACCTGTATGTGTTGGATCAGATGATGCCGTTCATGGGGCGGCTGCGCCGCCTCATCCCAGGCGAGGAAAAGTATGAGAAACGTTGGATGACGACGTTCATGTCGACCATGTTCGGTGGTGGCCTGCGGGCGAACACCCCTGAGGAGCAACGCAACCAGTTGATCCGCATGCAGCGTGAGTTGTCGGACGACATGAAACGCATGATCGACATTGAGGTCCGCAACGTCTAGACTCGCTGGGACGAAAGCAGGTTAGGTTGATGGACTTCATCTCACGCGACGATTGGCACGCCAGACCGCCGAAGAGGCCGTTCACGCGGCTGCGTTCTTCCCGTGTCGTGGGAATAGTCGTTCATCACTCTGGCGTAGTCGACCCGCCACAGGGCGTTACCGCAGTTCGAGCCTACGAGCGATACCACATGGATACTCGCGGTTGGAACGCTGTTGCCTACAACTGGCTTGTTGACGAAAACGGAGTGATCTATGAGGGCCGAGGTTCAGGGATCGTTTCTGGCGCTACCAAGCACTACAACTTTAAAACAGAAAGCATCTGTTACACGGGCTTCGGAGGCAAGAAGATTCCCGAACCTGCCCTCATAGGCATCTCAGAGGTTATTGCAGACATCCAGTCCCGTTACGGAGGGAAACTGTGGTTGAAGGGCCATAAGGACTTGTCGTCGACGGCGTGCCCTGGAACAGAGTTGCATGCATGGTTGGTCAGCGGATGCGTTCTTTACGCTGGGAACCCGTCAACTATCGACTTTGAGGGGATAGCACGGTTCTTCCGCGAGTTGGGAGCTGTTCTTGATGCCAAGCCGTTGTCGAGGCTGCGGCGTTCCCGAGGCGAAATGGTTCGATGGGTGCAGGCCCGCTTGCGGGACAAGGGTTACGACCCTGGGCCGGTCGACGGTGTCTTCGGGGCGAAGACGAGGTTGGCGGTAAAAGATTTCCAAACCAATCTGGGGATTCTGCGGAAAACGGGGGCAGTGGACCGTTCAACGTGGGACGCTCTGTTCCTCTTGTAGGAGGTACTTTCAATGCCTAAAGGAAAAGGATACGAAACGTTTGAGGATACGTTCGGCAGTCAAGACGACCAGCCCAACGACTCAACGTCTTCGTTCACCATGTGGGACATGAGTCAGAAGGCGAAGAAGGCTGCCTCGTATCTACGCAGCACCAATCTCGGCAACGCCAACAGCGGTGGCCGACCATTCGGAAAGTAGGTTCTGATGCGTGACGGCAAAACGCCGAAACTGGTAGCCACTGGTCGTATTCTGGTCGACAGCGTGAAACGCGGCAGTTTTTCGCTGCCGGCAGGCCAGTCGCGTTCAGCAGCCCGCAAAGCTCTGCGAGATTGACAGTGGGCCAGAAGCGCCCGAAACGTCCGAAGCCCCGCTACTAGCATGCCGCTCAAACGCGGATCCAGCCGTGCGACAGTGTCGCACAACATTGGTAAACTAATCGGTGAGGGCTATCCGAAAGATCAAGCAGCGGCTATAGCCTACTCAAAGGCTGGCCGCGGAAAGAAGGGGAAGTGACTACGTCATCAAAGTTTTCGTGGGGTTCATGGGGCGAACGGGCAGCGTGGACTGCGGTGCAGGCTTTCACTGCTGTCATCATCATCGGTGACCTTTCAACGCTTCGCACTGCGGTTATCGCAGCGGGAGCAGCGTTGTTGTCGGCAGTGAAGACGCTAGCCAGGGAACGACTCGGGTCGTGAGTGAAGAGGCGCCGCTCGATTTCGAGGCGGCGTGGTCTTCGTGGTTTGCCAGCTCTGTCAGGCAGGAACTACAGGAGGGCATCACCACAGAGTTGGAGCGTGCCAGCGGCACGTTCGAGGTTGAGGACGGCACCCACGCCAAGTGGAACGGTGAACACCTCGGCGTGTTGACCGTGTTCACCACAGACGAAGTGATCGCCTTGTTGTGTGCGTGGGAAGAAGCCGAGCGTGGCAACTGGTTGGCTCAGAAGGAAATGCTGATCTGGTTGGAGAAATGGATGCAGTTCATTACTTGTTGTGTGGAAGCAACTCCGCCTGATTGTCTGGGTTGAACCACTGTCGACCTAGTCGTTCTTGAACGACGGAATCGTCGCTGAGGATTTGTCGAAGGTTCGCGATGATTTTGTCTCGTCTTCTTGCCACAGTCGTTTTAGGCATTCCGATAACACGGCCAACAAAACGCAGAGACAACCTAACAACAACAAGCATGTCGAAAAGCCAGCGGTCATCTTCATCCAGGGTGTCGAGAGCGTCGGCTAAAGCCTCGCGTAGGGTGAGCTGTTCAAGAACGGATTCTTCTGGTTCGTTGGTGGGGTCGCAAACAAGGAGTGCCTCCAACCCTGAGAAGGGGCGGGTGAACGCCGAGGTGTGCATGTGACGGTCGCCAGCCCGACCCCACGGGAGAAGGGGATCGTAGAGGGATTCCTTGCGTCGGCCGTCATTCGATGACACTGTCAGTCCAAGGGAAGAGGGACGGCTTGAAGCCGTAGTATGCTTTACCCTCTCGGAACGACCCTGGGGTCGCCTCTCCCTTGTCAATGAACTTCGTGATCGTTTTCAACGGAACAAACGCGTATTGTTGTTTCGGTGTCGACCAGATCCACAACCAGACGGGCATCTGCCCGTCCCACATGGTCAGAGCTGACAGTTTTTCCTGTTTCAACTTGAGGCCGTTCTTGCCGCAACCCATGACTTCGATGAGTGTGTTGACGGTGACGTAGTCGGGGGTGTACCGCAGGAACAGCGGCAGTGTCTCTATCGAATAGGGCGGACGGTTGAACCCGTACCGTGCCCACCCTTCGGTGCGTTCCTCGAATGCTCCTTCGGCTTCGTCGCCCATTGATCCGTATCGTTGCTCCCATGGCAGGTCTGCGAAACTCACCGTGGAATCTTTTTCACTAGAAGCATTTGGATTAGCCTATCGTCTGGGTAGGCGACGCCGTTGAGGGCGTCTTCGACGAGTTTACACAGGTTGGATGCGTCGGCAGTGAGGGGCGAGATGGCCTGGTCGATTGGGCCGATGGTTACGTCGGTCCAGTCGGGGTGGAAGACCATGATCATGGAGACTGGTTCTTCGTAGAAGGGGCCGTCGTACAGGTCGGCTACGCGTTGTTCCGCATCAAGGGTTTTCTTGTCGGTGTAGGCGCGGCCGCGTGCGAATCGTGGCCGGCTCTTCGACTTGGGTCGACCTGGGATCCTGAATGAGTAGGTCACAGGTCGAGGCGCTGCTGGGCGCATCGGTCCAGCATCCGTTGGCGCCATACCAGGGCGTACTTGGGGCAGTTGTTGCAGTGTTGGTGAGGGCATCCGTCCATCGGGGGGTCGTAGCGGGCCTGGAATGACCACGCCATCGAGTCGGCGCTGGTTAGCAGGTCGTAGTTGGCGGCGTAGGCGCGGCCTTTCACGCCGAAAGCATGCATGTTGAGGGGGTGCAGGGAGTGGATGATGCGGCTGATCTCGTCCGTGGCGCCGCGGCGGCACACTGAACCGAGGCCGATGACCGGCTCGTCGCCAAGCTCCACGCCGGCGGCTGTGTACAGGTCGACGCAACGCTGGTAGTCGTCAAACTCCCAGCCCTGAAGAACGGGAGCGACAGTCATCCCTAAGAGTTGCCGCAACTCAAGGAAGTTGTCGACGGTGAGGCGTTGGTGGTCGGCGACGGTCAGGCCCGACGCCGCCAGGGCAG